ACTAAATCCTTTAACCATACTCCACAAGAAAGAACAGATAGTTGGGGGAAGAAAAACTAATGACTTGGTTTTACTTACATTGTGTAGTAGCAGTAGTTATACTTATTGCAGATGCTAAAGGAATATTAGAACCTGCTGTAAACAAATTTGAAGAAAAGATTGGGATATATACACCTCCTGATACAACAGAAATAGATCCATTTACATTCGAGCTTGAAGATGAGAGTAGTACCCGACTGGAAAGAAATGAATAAAGTCCTTCGGGTTGTTATAGCATCCGCATTTATTGGGTTTTTAGCATCCCTAATTTTTATAGCTTGTACTGATGAATACTATTTAGGTAAAACAAGGGAAGAATTAACAAGAGAAATGTTTGAAGTAGATTCCTTACTAATGACAATACAAATGCAACTTGATAGCACTTCCATTGATTTTAAAAAGTTCTATATTGACGCACAAAGAATTAACAATGGACATGAGTAAAGGCATTAGTGAGTCTGCTACCGTACATATCAGCGTTGCAATGTTACTTAAGGTTGGTTTTCTCGTAGCGGTAGTCACGGGTGGCTGGTATCAGGCTCAGATGCAATTTGCGAATATAGAGGCAAGATTGAATGATTTACATGACGAAGTGGTTGTACTGAGCTCAAAGGTTGCAAAAATGGAGGCAGAGCATATTGAAGAGCTGGAACATCACAACGAAGAATTAATTGAAACTAACCGATCCTTAATGCAAAGGCTCGGATTAAAGAAACCATAAAAAAGGAAACCCTAACATGACAATAAAAGAAAGACTGGAACAGTTAAAAGAACAACAGCGTCAAGCTGAAGTTAACTTCCATCAGATCACAGGAGCAGTAGCCGTATTAGAGCAACAGGTTGCTGACGAAGAAAATCCTCCAAAAGAGGAAACTAAGAAAAAATAATGTCTCGCTCTTCTCTCGATATTCCACCAGTACCTGAGAATCTTACGGAATACCGATCCAAAATTTGGACTGAAGTTCACTTGCTACGATCTGATTTCCATATGGTAGAGATACTTGAGGGGGAGGTTGGAGAATTAAGGGAAGAGATATCATCAGCAAAAACATGGGCTAAGTCATTTGGGGTTTTCCTTAGCCTATGTGTTGCTGGTATAGAGGCATTCAAGAGACTGTTTCCATAGTTTAAACGCCCCAATGTTTAGAATTTTAGTAAACAAATAGGAGAATATTATGCCATCAGGCACAGGTACGTATGGTGACCAAGTAGGTAGACCAACAAAAAAGAGCGTTAGGCAAGATGCGTCAACAGAATTAAAATCTGCAAACAAGAAATTTGTTGATGATAGGAAAAGTTTAAAAAGCCGAAAAAAACATAAAGAATGGAGAAAAGAACGAGATGAAAGAGGTGTTGAATCGTTCAAAAATCCGAATAGACGGGCGGATAAAAAAGCGTCTATGATGAAAAGATGGGAACGCCCTTGGGGATCAGGTGGATGGTCGCCTACTCTTCCTGAAAAGAAAAAAGGCGTACCTGACCCACGATTTAGCAAGAAAAGGTCAAAATCTAAGCGGATAAAAATGGCTGTTAGTAGCGACAAGAAGGCAAGAACTGAGCTTAAGCATGATAAAATGATAAGTGGTGAAGGGTTTCCTGATCAACGATTCAGTCCAAATCGTAAGCAACACAAAGAGTATCGTGAGTCTATAGGTCTTGAAGGTTGGAAAGCTAAAGGCAGAGGAAGAAAAGGGAAAAATGTTTTTAAGGATCGTGGTAAAGGTAAGAAAAAATAAATGTATGAAGTTTGGGCAGAATACGGGGCAATTGGCGTAATTGTTTTCTTATTTGTAGGGCAAATTCTATTTTTACAAAAGACTTTAATGGCTAGATTGCTTGATCTTGAGAATGAAGAAAAAGCAACTAGAAAAATTGTAGTGGATTTAATAAACAGATGGAATCGATCTGATGAAACCCGTGATCGTAGACACGAAAAACTTGTTGAAGAGGTCAATGATCTTGGGGATATAATGAATCGAGTAGAAGGCTCGGTATCACGTATAAACGGTAAAACTTAAGAGTTAAGGAGTATATGTTATAATGGAAATGATAGACTGGGTAATGGAAAACTGGGAGCAAGTTTTAATGGGAGTTTCGAGTATTGTGGGAGGATTTAGTATCCTCGCAACAATGACTCCCAATTCAGCAGACAATAGAGTTGTTGACGCAGTAATGCGAGTAATCAACTTTATTGGAGCAAACGTAGGAAAGGCAAAGAATGCTTAAAAGAATGATTCAGAGGATGGTTCGTAAGCATGGCATGGTAGGTCTATTAATGCTAATAGGTGACCACGCTGTGAAGGCGACTAAATCCAAAGAAGATGATAAAGTTTGGGAAGAAGTAAAAACTCTTCTTGAGACTTTCTAAATGCCTAAACTAGGAGCTAAGTCTTTATCACGTTTAAACGGGGTAGACCCTCGATTGGTCGCCCTGTGTCATGCGGTGGTAAAGGATTTCGATATTACGGTCATTGAGGGTTTACGTAGCCTGAAGACGCAGAAGAAATACGTCAAAGAAGGAAAGTCAAAGACGCTTAAGTCAAAACACCTCGAAGGTCGTGCAGTCGATATAGCTCCTTATCCTGTGGACTGGGATAATCTAGCTAGGTTCTATTATTTAGCTGGTATGATGAAAGCCTATGGATATTCTATGGGCGTTAAGGTTCGCTGGGGAGGAGACTGGGATTCAGACAATCAATTTGGAACTCGTGGAAAATATACTGGAAAAGAAAAGTTTAAAGACCTTGTTCACTTTGAAGTATTAGTGTAACTTGTAAGCAAGGATAGGGAAAATTTATTTCACTTATCGTGATTTAATTCCTGTGTTAAGCCCCTCTGAGAAATCGGGGGGGCTTTGTGTTTTTATCCACAGGTTTCAAAATAAAACCAAACATTAAACATGAAGTTTTGAAGAAAAATATGCAGAATATGTTTAAATTTAGTCAAACATCACCTCCATATTGTTCTTTATTGTTTGGTAGTTCTCATGGGCATAGGTTTTAATCGATGAGGACTTTCCTAGAATCTCGCCAACCTGACTTCTATCATACCCATTATTAACTAGAAGGGACGCTGTGATATGACTGATCGTATGAATATCAGTTTTAATGCCGTACAGCTTAAACATTAATTCTTTATATCTAGTCAGGCTATCATCTTGCATTGACTTGGTTGGATATACATTAAATATTTTATCACCCATTTTTAATAGCTTATCAATCAGGACAACCTTACGAGTTTCGGAAGACTTCTCCTGAACAATGCCCTGAGCAATATGTTCAGGCTTTAGATTGCCAGCATCATTTCTTCTGAGACCTGTATATAATAGGATACTCCAAAATACCTTATCCTTTTTATTGTCAGTATCTTCTATACACCTTTCGACATACGAATGATCAAATGGTATCCGAGGGTTTGTTGGTTTCCTAGATGGAAACTTTATTAAGTGTAAGGGGTTGGTAGATAGATATCCGCAGTATACTGCATAATTGAACATCTCTTTATTTGCTGATAATATATTGTGAGTGGTCTTGTTAGTTACATCGTTTAAACACTGTGACTTAAAGTCTTCCATGTGAGTGTGTTTGATATCCTGAATATTATAATCTCCAAACATATCTACCATTCTATTTAGTAGTGGATATAATTGTTTACGGTATTTATCTTTTTTCCCTATCATTACAAACCGATCAAACTCTTCAAACAATTCTTTAACTGTTAAAGTTTTCTCAGGTTCTTTGTACAAGCCAAGTCTCATGCGATTAGCCCTATCGTCTAAATCTTTTTTAAGTTTTTTCGCAGATTCCATGTCTTTAACTCCTAGGCTAACTCTCTTTATATAGCCCTTGGACTCGTAATAATAGAATGGACTTCTTTTTATTTTAAATATTTGTCTCATGAAATTATTTGCACCTCATTGTTTAAATTCGTAGTTTCTTATAATCATATCAAAGGTATTCAACGTATTTAAAGTTATGCAAAAGAGAGAAAACCCACAAGAACTATTTTATACGGTCAAAGAAGTCGCTAAAATACTGAAAACGACTGCAAAGACTGTTAGGTCTTATATTACTTTAAACCAATTGTATGCCCATAGATTGCCGAATAATGGTGGCTATAGAATCCATAGGGATGAGCTAAATCGCTTTCTAGATGGGCTACGTATTGGTTAAATACTTACAAGAATACTTCCCTAATACTGTTCGTCAGACAACCCCATTGGGTCGTGCTTACTTCGACCCTACTGACGAATCTGATCATCCGTTTTTAGCCCTATCCGTTACCACAATCCTCGGTCTCGTACTCAACAAGGGAATAGGGTTTGACCTTTGGCTTAAGAACAATGGTCGATTTTCGGATTATATTAGGGACTATAAAGCTCATCTTGGTACAGTCGTTCACATCCTTTGTGAGAATCTATTCAATGGATCAGAAGTTAAAATAAGTGAAATATCATCCTTTATAAATAATCACTTAACTGATAGAGACCTTGCGGAAGGTGGCGGATATACATCGATTGAACGAACTGTGAGGCTGTACCTTGAGAGCTTTTGCAAGTGGTATGATGACCATAAGGTTGTGACTTGGGAAACTGAACTACAGCTATTTGACAACAAAGTTCCTTATGCTGGTACTGTGGATTTCATAGGTAGAATTAATGGAGAGCCATCGATCTTAGATATTAAGACAGGGGCTGAGGTAGGTAGCCACGACTTCCAGCTAGTTGCATATGGATTACTACACAATTATATGTTTCCTAAACATAAGGTGAAGAAATTATACACATTATATTTAAAAGGCGGTTTCAGGATAAAGCCCATCTATAAAATGTCAGAGGTAAGCTGGGACTTAGAGGACGACTGGAAACGCATTGTTAACTTAGCCATTAATATACATGGCAAGGATGGGAGATGGAAGTTTCCCAAAAGATTTGAGCCTCGCAAAAAGTTTAAACTAAAAGGAGCTAAATAATGGCTTATGCACACAAAGAAGGTCATGGTTCAATGTTTGCCAATGATAAAAAAGGCAATGACAAAGCACCTGACATGACTGGTAGTGCTTTATGGGAAGGTAAAGAAATCCAGTTGGCTGGTTGGAAGACTAAGTCAAAGGAGGGAAAGCCTTACATGAGCATGAAACTATCAGTTAAACAGGCAAAGCAAGAAGAAGAAGACGGATTGCCTTTCTGATGACCTATGATAAATTATGTGAGTTGGCTAAACCTATGGAATATGAGCAAGAGATTGCTCTGTACAGAGAATATGCGGACAAGGGCTGTACTGCCTGTCATGGAGGCGGTCACTCACATGATTTTAATACCGACAGCATTGAGCCATGCTGGTGCTTGAATCTACTAGTTAAGGAATAAGATGTACGAATTAATTAACAGAGGTGCTAAAGCAAGAAAACAAGCTCGACGTAAAAAACACAATGCCATAAAACGCTATAAGCGACAACAAAAACAAGCCAAAAAAAATGCAAGAGAACAAGCCCAATTTTGAGTCTCAGTTAGCCCTAGGGATAGAAGAAGAAATAAGATTTTTAAAGAGACTAAAAACAACGTACCCTCACGCTGTCAAGATAGAAGGGTCGTTTAAACAGTTTGATTTTTATATACCTGACATTGAATCTAAGGTCGAATTAAAGACCGATAGAAAATCCAATTTTACTGGCAACTTCGTTGTTGAAACATTTCATTACGGAAAGCCCAGTGGAATCACAACTACAACTGCCGACTTTTGGGTCTTTAATGATGGGAATCATTATTATTGGATTGACCCTGATACCATTAAGAACCTAATATTAACATCAGGAATTGAACAAAAAAGATTTGTTGGTAATGGGGATACGGTAGAAAAGAGAGCTTATCTTATGCCTAAAGAATGGATCACAAAAAAATCTACTCGCTGGGATGTAGAAGAACAGGGTTAGCCATGAAGTCTAAAGAATATAAAGGTATATGGATACCTGATAAAACACTTCAGGATAAAAACCTGACACTCCATCAAAAAATTATTTATGCTATGATTGAAAACCTTGCTGGTGAAAGACCTTGTACTGCATCCAATTCTTACTTCGCAGAAAGACTTGGATTATCTGAGCATACAGTTAGTAGGCACATTGGAAACTTGAAAGCTGTAGGTAGAGTTACAGTGCGTTTACGTAGGGATAAAACCACCAAAGAAGTGCGTTTCAGGGAAATCAGACCTACTAGCAACTATTACAAATTGGAGGGAGGGGTAGCCAATATAGGTGAGAAGGTCTCCGAGGGTGAGCCACTACGCAATATAGGTGAAGGTATTATAATAAAGGATATATATAAAAAAGAAGATAACAAAGCTGAGAATGTGTCTAATTCTAACAAATTAGGTAAGGATAGGGAAAATAGCTTTGAAGTATTTTGGAAAACAATTCCATCCATTAGAAGGATTAATAAACAACGCACTAAAAAGAACTGGATAAAGGCAACACAAAAGGTAAGTCCTGAAACGATACAAGATGCAATGGTACTTACCGTGGAGCGTGTTGAGGCAAGGTACATCAAGACTAGCTATGCGTGGCTGAGTGAGAAACGATGGGAGTCTGTGCCTGAAGAACAAGAAAAAATCAGAAAGGCGTTTCAATATAGATGAGTACAGAAACTTTATTAGAAACAATGTTTGCCGTACATGGCAAGAGATCAATGGAGGCTCAGTTTAATGAGTACCTGAAAATATTTGATCAATTGGGCGTGGAAAAATCTCAGAAGGTTTTTGAACACGTCAGGGATAATGAGGAACGATTCCCTACGATTAAACAGTTATGGGGAATTATTAATAGTCTTGGTTTAATAAATAGGTCACAGTCTCAGCTAAAGTCTTATGACGATTGTTACTATTGTGGAGGGGTGGGATATATTCCATATTTGCTTAGTCCAAAAAGAGATAAGAGAGTAACTTCATACAATACGGAGGTATACGCCTGTAAGTGTAGTGCTGGACAGGATGTACCAAAAAATGTCAATAGATATTTTAATACATTCAAAACTGTCCAGTTCAATGAGGCTATGGATGGATATAACTACCCTCAAATGGTTACACATAAACAGCGTGAGTACCAGTCAAAGTTAAATGAGGATAGAAATAATGGCGAAACCAAGCAAAGAAGAAATTACAGATACACTAATACATTGGAAGAAAATGAACTTAGAAAAGAACTTGAGAAAATTACAAATAGAGATACTGAGACTTAAACTGGGTGAGGGAAGTAGGGGGTTGATTCAACATCATCAGCAAAACTATGATGAGATGGAGAAAGAATTAGATGTACTTCAAGAAAAGGATCAAAAGAACATGGACGGACACACTATTCAGCAACTACATCAGGGAAAGGGCTGACTGGAAGTGTCAGCACCCAAAGTGTGATAAAGAGTTTGACAAGAATAATGGTAAGGAGTCTAGAAAACTTCACTGCTGTCATATTGGCTATGGTCGTGGTCATATTCCTACTCGCTGGAATGAGTATAACTGTCTTGCTCTCTGTAGTGGGTGTCACCTGTGGATTGATAGTCATCCTTTTCGTTCCATATGGCTACTTCATCAGCACTTTACCGTATATGAAATACTATACGTCAAAGACCAGTATGCAGAAAAAAGAACGAGAAGAATAGATAAAAAATATGAACAAAAGGAAAGAGAAAGAATTAAAATCCTTATAAAGGAGTTAAAAAATGGAAGAGTATAAGATTCCAAAAGGGGGACTTGAGGTCTTATTACTAGCACTTCAGGTGTTTGAGAAGTATGGATTTAAATATCCTAGCATCGTAACTGATGAACACTTCAAGATCGCCAGTAAGATGCAACGAGAGTTATTATTAATTGGAACAGAAGGTGGCAATGGAGAAATTAGCAGAACTGAAAACACTTGAGAGTAATTTGACATATGTGCGTGGCACGTATAAGAAAATGATTTTAGAGAATGCAAAAAGAGGTAGACCCATTGAGAGACTGGTGGATAGGCTAAAAGCTGTGGAGATACAACTATGGATGGTAAAAGAGGGTCGAAAAGAGGATCGAAAAAAGGATCGAAAAAATGGACAAAAAGACTAAGCATTCAATGGGTACTTGACCAGCTCAATAAGAGCGTAGTTCAGGAGGTTAAGCCTGATGGAGTCGCAAGTATTAATTATGACAAAAGTTTGGGAGACAAACATCTCGTATGGTGTAAAGGATGCGGAAACGTATACGACAAAGTCTATGGTGACGTATATCCCAATTTCCCTAAATATGGAAAGGAAAGAGAAGACCATGAAGAAGGATGTAAAAGACAGTTCACTAGACGTAACTGAACACATGATGAGAGAGTATCCAACTCTTATGAATAGCGTTAAGACTCACATGAATGAATGCTTTAATTTGATGGCTAAAAAGCAGATGGACTATGGTATGGGTAATATAGGAATGAATGGCAATAAACAACTGGCTCTACTAGGAGTAGCTATTCGCCTGAATGACAAGATTCAGAGACTATTAAATATATTATCAAAAGAACAGAATGCAAATAACGAGAGCCTAGTTGATACGGCACAGGATATAACAAATTATGGAGCAATCTTTAACACGGTATTAAAGGATGAGTGGAAAGCGTGATGGTCTACGACGAAAGCGAGTACGATATCGTCAAAGTAGTGCGTTTAAACAGCGTAATATTTCAGGAGACATCTTTGATTTCAGGATTGATTACTCTGACCAAAAGTCTTGGCAGACTGTTATTAGTCGAATCGCAATTGCTCAACAGGATTATCCTGATGGCGTGGGGGTCAAGTATGCAATGTCTTGCGTTGAGAGTGTGGTCAGGGATATTGAGTATCGTAAACAGGGCTATGTTTATTGTAGCCCCAGCCAGTTGGAAGAGGCTCTAAGAAGAATGAGAAAAGAATTTATACGCATGAAAGGGTGATAGACAGAATGTGGATTATCCTTGATTGACTTGGATTGGCGTTTAGGTTGACTGGCGTATAAATAAAAAAAGCCCCCAAAGGATTTCTCCTAAGGGGGCTTTCTGTTTACCTATGTAATTCACTTCGGGCTTGATTAAACTCATCAGATTGTGTGTTTGCTCGACTGCACCACTCTTTTAGAATGTGTCCAATCAGCTTTTCCTTGCTAGTTCCCATTTGAACTGCACGTACTTTTAACATATCTTCTAATGGCTTAGTCACCACCGCCCGAATCGTCTTAGCCTGTGGCTTTATCATCGGCATTTATCACCTCTCTTTCTTCAAGGTCTTTTTGAATACGATTCAAAGACTTTATTGCTTTATCCCACTCAGCATCATTAATGGTTCTTCGTCGTTTTCTTCTTATCCCACTTAAAATGGAATGTATAAACTTCAAAGACTCATGCTGGTCGTATTCCTTTTTCGCTTTTGCCCATTCAGTTTCTTCTTTAACTGATAATTGAATCGCCAAACCTTCCGCCTTTATTCTATCTTCTTCCGTTATTCCTGAGACTTTATTGCGTTCAATAATATCTTCTCGTCTTAACATCCACTCTGTTTTGTGATATCCACCTTCACCATATGTGATCAGTATTGCTTGTTTCCAAGGGTAAACATCATCATCATCTTCAGTTGCTAACCAGCTTGTGATATAGTCACCTCTATCCATTTAGTCCCTCACTTTCATACCTTAGTTCCTCACTTTCATACTCTAAGTCCATTGCTCGATCACAGGCTTTGTCTCTATCGACGAACCAGCCGTCCTCAACATCGTGCCAATCAGCCTTGAACCCATTATTAGTAAAATAACTTTCTTGAAACCATTGGATTTGAAATCCTGTGATTCCTTTGATAGTCTTTTCTTTTACTTGGAAGTGTTTTACATTTTCCATAATTACTCCTGTTTGTGTAAAGGCTTAATTGCCTTTGAGGGTAGGGAAAGAATTGAACCTTCCCAAGCTACCAAGCTACCCTTTTTTTTATAATCATTTACGTAGGCTCACCTAACTTATCTGCGATAAATTTACAATCCCAACAAGGCTCTAAACTTCCCGTTTTATCTCTTAGTTTCTTTTGAAATTGAAAAGTTGCTTTTGCACCACGTAATGTCCCATCTGTGTTTTCACGTAAATGCTTTAATTCGGTTAAGGTTAATACCTTTTCCCATTTAGCTTTTCTTTTGGTTTTCATAATTACTCCTGTTTGTGTAAGGACTTAATTGTCCTTGAGGATAGGGGAGGAATCGAACCTCCCCAAATTCCAAACTATCCTATGTCAGACCTTCGTACATCTCCTTTCGCAAAACGGGTCAGGGAAATGTGAAGGGTAACATGACCGTCAAACCTGTGATCGATCCACTTTTGAAGATATTGAGACATCTTCTTAATCTCAGGCTCTACATTCTCCAGCTTAACGCTTTCAGATGCTTTAGCTACCGCCTGATTTAAGTGGCAATGCTGTGGCATAACGGTTTTCATGCCGTCGTTAGTAGTGTTTAAACACACTTTATCTATGACCTCAGAGACCAGTCGGTCTATGGAATCATAAGATATGGCACTAACTGACAGACCCTTAGAGTTTATCAACTGCTTTATTTTACTTTTTTGTATTAGCATGACATACTCCAAGATTGATCAAGTGTACAGCCTCTCGTCCAATACGTCCCTGAAGTTGCCAACAGAGATCAGTATCTATCAGGTGCTGGTAGGCTTTATGATATATTTTCTCAGCCTTATCAATACCCAATTCAGAGACTTTTACTCCAGCTAAATCCCAACAGCCATCAGCAATCATTGATGCTGTAAAGTCATCAAGAACTACTTCCTGAGGCGGACGGTTTTTAACTTTTAACGTCTGTAAATCGTACATGATTTACCTCCTATGTTTAAGGTTAGGGTTAGTGACTTTGTGTCACAGAACTCAGGGCTGGAATCGAACCAGCCCAAGTACCATACTGAGTTACATTATGACCCAACTTTCAAGATGTGATTCACACCTCTGAAAGCCTGTTGAGATGCATAAATAAATTCCTTCGGCTTATCTTTTAGTGCTTTTGACCAGCTCTGAAGATAAGATATAGAATTTTTACGCTCTACTTTTGGGTCTATGTTTAAGTAAGAAGACAGTCCACAAGCTCCAAGCTCTGCAACTAATTCTTCTTTTGAGTATTCTACACTACCAAATCGATGATCTTTAAAGTCTTTGAATCTATCGAGTCTTGACTTATGACCAGTTGAATGAGTGAGCTCGTGAAAAGCTACTCTATAGTAGTAAGAATCTGATTTGAATTGATCACGCTCAGGTAATTGAACTCGGTCTGCTGTAGGAACATAAAATGCTCTGCTACCACCATGACGAAGTCCACCAGCTAACGTCTCAGCATACTTTTTAACTAAGTCTTCAGCCCTCTTGATAGTTTTACGTTTATCAGTCGGCTTGACCTTCTTTTTAGGCTTAGGCTTAGGTAAGAATTTCGCTGGAATCTCTTCAGCAAACGTGCACTGATCAAAATTAAAAACTGTATAAGTTTTTATGATCCAACTGGACTTTTTTGTTGGTTCACAGTTGGAACAAGATTTGCCTTTATAAACTGGCTGACCTTGACAACTTGTGCAGTCTTTTTCACCTACTATAAAAGTAGATTTTTTCCAAAAGAAAACCGTAGCTCCCTTTTCACCTTTATTGACCTGAGCACCTAATTTCTGAGCTTGTAAATACGTAGCCCAAAATCGGTTAGTATGTCCTTGTTCGTCAGCGATACACTGAAGAACAATGCTATTCCAACCACTGTACAATTTGCTGGTACTCGCTGAACGCTGAACACCAAAACTCAATTCACCACCTTCAAATTCACATTCCCAAGGTTTATCCCAAGGAATAATGCCTTTATCAAGTTGGTTTAAAACTGGCTTAACCAATTTATCAAATTGCTCTTTTTTCATGTTTAACTCCATGTGTTTGTGTTACGACTTAATTGTCGTAGAACCTGTGGGGAGAATCGAACTCCCCACTTGAACCATTCAGGTTTATTTAATACCGCCTTTCCATCCAAGTAAATCAGACATAAAATGGATGTAGTTTTTTCTATCCTTAACCCAGCCCTGAAGGTCTGAGTATCTAAGATTAGCCTCAACTGAAATAAACTCCGAATCACTTTCAGCATTAGCTTTAGAGATTTTATCTAATACTTCATCACATTGATTGAGATTGGCATTATTCATTTTTTTCTTCCAATCTTTTATGTTCATAATTCCTCCGTGTTGTGTTATGGCAAAGTTGCCATTGAACCTGAGGGTGGAATCGAACCACCCTCTTGAACCATTCAGGTTTATTGTCGTGGATAAAACTGTTTCAAATGCACTACTGTACGTTTGTTTGTTTTTTCCACATGATCCCATTTAGAACTTATTTCAATCGTACGACTTTTGAACATCGTGTTATTGAATTTCTTTTTTCTACTAAGGACGCTGTCTCTTTTTGTAGAGGAAGTCACTCGTGACTTTTCTGCATCGTCGTATCTTATAAGTTCAATAGAGCCATATCCATCATTATCATCATAAATCCAAACACGATCTCCATTGGATAGGACTACTTCAATATGTTCAGCATTTTCATCCCCTATTTTTCCGAGTTGTTGTGCTAAAATCATTTTAATCTCCTGTTGTGTGTTGACGACAAAATTGTCGTTGTGGGCTTGTCAGTAGCGAACTGAATAAGGACTGAACCTTCAAGCCCAAGGAGAATTAAACATAGGTTCGAGGAGTGCATTCTAGAGACTTATCTCCTCTTATTCGCTCGATCCTTCTCAGGCAGTGGATCGTGTATTCACCAGCGAATCATCAAATTTTCAATAAACATCAACTAGATAACGGTTTAACCTATACACACTAATCACAATTGTGCAACAGTTATTTTAATTATTTAATGTTTAAACGCAGTTTATCGTCGACAAAAAAGATTGATGAATGTGTTAGTTTGTAAGTGAAGGCATGGTTATTATGCACCCGATTCAGGCACACTTTTAACATTTTGAAATCCGTTCCGCCATTGTTATGGTGTTGATGTATTGGGTGACAGGATATGTACCTGTCGTTTCTCCTCGGTGGGGAGCAGAGTGTCAGGAGGAAGATCAGGAGGTTCTCGTGCGTCGCAATAGATTTCAAGGGGTTGACCCCCGTTACCGTCGATGCGGACTTGTGCTATGCCTGAGTGTTAGTTAGTAATTGTCATAGGGAATATTGCAAATGAAAAAAGGTACTACTGAAAAGAAAAACTTAGCCAAGACTTGGGGAGAATGGATTAGAAACCATCCACAGACCCCTGCCCTTCTACAAAAAATATTTGACACAGCTATGTTAGATGGGAGCGATAATCAATGGAGGGCTATCAATGTCCTTATAGATCGTATTGCCCCACATCTTAAGTCTGTTGAAATGGATGTTAAGGGAGAAATAACACAAGGCGTTATTGTTTTACCTGAAAAGAAAGTCAAGACCCCCCATAAACCAACTGATGTTGATAGGGTTGCTGAGGAGATTATAGAAGATATTGGTGCAGAAGCCTAAAAATGCCTAAAGAAATAATATGGCAACCTCATAAGGGTGCACAAACAGAGGCTCTTAAACAAACTGCATTTGAAGTTTTATACGGAGGTGCGAGAGGAGGGGGCAAAACCGAAGCTGGTTTAGCTTGGATGATTGAACCCACCTACCTTATGAATGAGAAGTACAGAGGGCTTGTTATTCGTAGAAATTATGATGACTTACGTGACTGGATAGATCGTGCCAAAATGTTTTATAGAACGCTGGGAGTTAGGGTCACAGGCAATCCTGCCGAATTTAATTTCCCTAGTGGAGCAAAAATAAGAACTGGTCACTTAGCCGATAGTGACGCTACATATAAATATTTGGGTCACGAATACCACAAAATCCTGATTGAAGAGCTTACAATCATTCCTGATGAAGAAAATTATTTACGACTAATCTCAACTTGCCGTTCTACTATAAAAGGACTAGACCCACAGGTTTTCTGCACGACAAATCCTGGGGGAGCTGGTCATATGTGGGTAAAACAACGGTTCGTAGATGTGTCAAGAGAAGAAGAGTATATTGACCCCATTACTGGCAGAAATAGAATTTTTATTCCATCTCGTGTATATGATAACCCTACCCTCATGGATAATGACCCTGATTACGTAAAAACACTCATGGGATTGCCCGATGAATTAAGAGAGGCTTGGTTAGAAGGCAGTTGGGACGTATTCTCAGGACAGTATTTTAATAAGTGGAGAAATGAAAAACACGTTGTTAAACCTTTTAAAATTCCTAGTGACTGGCATCGTTATAGGTGTATTGATTACGGCTATTCTGCTCCTTTCGCTTGTTTATGGATTGCTGTTGACTACGACGGGGATGCATACGTATATAGAGAGCATTATGAGAAACAGAAACCTCTCAGCTATCATGTACAGAAAATCAAAGAGTTAAGTGGTAAGGAAAAATATCAAAACACGTTAGCTGATCCTAGTATGTGGATAAGAAACCCTCAAAACACAAATAACTGGTCAAGTGCACTGCCTACCCATATGTCAATAGCTGATATAATGTTATTTGATGGTATTTCTGTAAATAGGGCGAATAATGATAGAATTAATGGCTGGAATCTACTTCGTGAATATTTAGAATGGAATGACTCGGATAAACCTGAGCCTCGTATTAAATTTTTCTCAAACTGCAAAAACCTAATTCGGACATTACCGATGTTAGTGCACTCTGAAAAGAAACCTGAGGATGTGGATACAACACAAGAAGACCACGCCCCTGACGCACTTCGTTACGGTCTTATGTATATAGGAAGTCCGACTAAAGACTCAGTTAAACCTTATTTACAAAGGGAGCTAGAAAAATTATTAGCGATGGACAGCAACATAGACGGAGTAAGGAATTAATATTAGTTGTCATGTTTGATGCCATAAGCAACAACTTGTATGAGATTAATTTACAAGCCGATGATGACGATAGAATCGATTTAGATGGATTTATGCTATATCAATATGAGTCTGCCCTTGGCGGTGTAGCAAATCGGTTTTTAAATATAAAAGCAGACCCAAACCAATATCCAGTAGGACACCAATGTTAGATAAATCTGAAGGTTATAAACCAACCCCCCAAGACAAAGAAATTATTAAACGAACTGAGAATATGCTCGGAATTGCCCGAAAAGCTCGATCTGAAGTGACCAAGTTATGGAGAGAGGCAGAAGGGCTATATCAAGGAAATCACTGGGAAGGTATGAATATGCCTACCTTTAAGAATCAGATTACAGTAGATTTGATTGCCTCAGCAATTGATACTATGATTCCTATTTTAACTTCCCGACCTCCAAAGATAGATATACTATCTGTTACGGGCGACGATCAGGGTATGAATGTAGCAGAGACTCTACAAGCCTTTATGGATGAGTTATGGCATATAAGAGATATGCAAAATATTGTTCCTGAGTTCTTACTAGACTACCTAGTCTATGGAACGGGTATAATGAAAACACATTGGAATAATGCAGATGATATGCCTGATTGTGATATTATAGACCCCTTTAATTTTTACGTAAATCCATCTGCAACTAAACTTGAAAACGCAGAGTGGGTGTGTCTTGCCTCAGCTATGCCAGTATATGAGATAAAAGACAGATTTAAGAACGGTGAATATGTCAAGCCAATGGCAAACCTTGATAAATACTCAGCAACAAAGATCGGTACATCAAATTTCGGAGATGATAAAATACAAGTAACCGATACTAAAGGCACTGAGACTAATTATTATGAGGGCTATGGCAAGGCTATGGAAGACCTAGAGCCTCGTGCCTTAGTCATTGAGTGTTATATGAGAGACCCCTCAAAAGAATATGTTGTTAAAGATAACGGTGAACAAGAAAAGAAAATGAAATTCCCAAATGGTGTTCGCCAAGTAATTGTAAGTAATGGAGTATTGTTATATGACGGACAAACGAAATACCCTTTCTTCAACAAAGAGAATCACTGTCCGCACCCTTTTCCTTTTGTTACGATTAAAAATACTGGTTCTCCTCACTCGTTTTGGGGAAAGCCTGAGCCAAAAAGATTAAAGTCCTTAAACCTTGCTATGGATAGAATAGCCTCACAGGTATCCGACAATATAAATTTGACAGCAAATCCAATTTGGATAGTCGATGAGTCGACAGGGGTAGAGAATCAAATCACTAATAAGCCAGCACAAATTATTCGCAAGAAGGGGGCAGGTAATGTTCAAATGCAGACTCCTCCAAGTATGCCAAACTATGTCTTCAATTTTTATCAGTTACTAGGAGATGTGTTTGAAACGGTTAGTGGAATTAATAAAGCGACCCAAGGCAAAGAGGCAAGTAATGTAAATAGTGGTGTCCAAGCACAAATCTATCGCCAAGCCAGCACTACTAAAATTGATTTTAAATCTCGAACCTTAGATCAGGCTATTTCGGTATTAGGAGGAATGTGGGTTGCTATGTTTAAACACCTCGGAAATAGTGCAATCCGAGTGAATTATGTCGGAAACGATGGTGTAACCGAACCTCGTGATATGATTGGTGTGATGTTTAGAGATATAGATTTAATGGTTCGTGCCAAGGCTGGAAGTATGTTACCTGAGAATAGAATGTTTGTTGAAAATAAAATACTTCAACTTGCACAACTCGGCATTGTAACAGACCCTGAGTATATTGTGGAGAATATGGAAATGCCATCTAAAGAAAGATTATTGGAGCACATTAGGAAGGAAAAGGAGGCTCAAGAACAGCCCCCAGCCCCTGAAGAACTAGGTGGAAATGAGGACGAGATTTACGAAACACTTTTAAATAATCCTGAGCTAATGAATCAGGTACAAACATAAACGCTTTTACTATTTTAAACATTAGAATATGAAGAGATTTTGGCAGTACAGTTCTTACAATCTAACGAATTGGAGTAGATATGAGTGAGAGCATAGAAGGAGGCACTTACGGAGAAGTCGTAGACCGTGAAGTAGCTGACTCCCTATTTACACCCGACGAGGGGGAGCAACAGCAAACAGCACCCACAAGTGAAACCGACAGTGAGGTAACGACTGACGAACAAGTAGAGACTCAGGAAACTGAGCAACCCGAAAGTTCTGAAGAAACAGTTCCTACAGAAGACAGTGAGTCTGAAGATTATCAGTTTACAGAAGTTGATATCGACGGAAACACTTACACAACTGAACAGCTACAAGAGGCTTTACAAGACTCTAGTAATAAGGCTGAATGGCAAAAGAGCAATACTCAAAAAGCTCAGGATATTGCCGATCAAGAAAAAGCCTTAAAAGCTGAATTTGACCGAATCAAAGGTGTGATGCAGGACGAAGAAGTTGTGGAATCAATGAAAGACGTATTGGGCGAAGACCATGAGTTTTTTAAGGAGTCTACTGTACAGTTTTCAGAAAATGTGGAACAGAGTCAGGAGCAAGTCAAACCTGTAGATGAAGAGCAAGATAATGCAAGGTTTGAACATCTAGAGTCACAGGTACGGGAAATGCAACTTAAAGAACAGGTTGCAACTGAGATCAATCAGCTCGTACAGGCACACCCTGAGTTGGAGGCAGATGGCGATGCAATATCTGAGGTGTTAGATATTGCCGTAGACCGCAATATAGCGGACTTAGAAGACGCATTTACCCTCGCACAGTCTAGAGCAACAGACGAATCCGCAATGATGAAGGCGATGAAGAAACTAAAGGACGCTGAAGAGCTAAAAGCGATCCCCGAAGTGGACTCGAATAAGAAGGGTGACCATAGCCCAAAGGTTACTAAATCACCCGACTTTGACCACGCAAGGGATGTCGCTATGGCTGACTATCAGCTTTTTGAATAAATAATCAAAATAGGGGGTAAAGTCAAATGGCTTTAAACTATGACAATTTATCTGCTCTAACGAAGAATCAATATATTCCTCTGATGGTAGATAATATTTTCAACAGTAATGTCTTGACTAAGCGTCTCTTATCAAAATCCAAAGCGAGTGCTAGTGGTAATAAGGTTTTACAACCTGTAGAATACGAAAAAGCCACAACTACTGGATTTTATAATGGTTATGATGTTTTAGATACCGCCCCAACTGAAGTTTTTACCGACGCAGAATACGAATGGAAACAAATGTATGCAACCATTTCGATTTCAGGTCGGGAAGAGGCTTTGAATAGCGGTGCTGAAAGAGTCATTGACCTTTTAGAGGCGAAAGTTAAGAATGCCGAAAAATCTATGAAAGATACATTCGGCACAACGCTATACGGTACTGGTACTGGTAGCACAGACGAATTTGTTGGTTTACAACATATTTGTTCAGTCGATCGCACACTTGGCGGAATTAATTCTACAGACTATCCTTGGTGGGATGTAGGTTATGTTCTAGCTAGTGGAAATTCACCAACTTATGCAGACCTTGCAACAGATGGTGACGCTGACTACATTCAAGATCACCTACGTAAAGCGGTGAGCTCATTAACCATTGATGGTCAAAGACCAACAATGATTGTGACCACACCTGTAATACTGGACGCATATGAAGAGTCACTTGTGGCTCAAAAGCGTTTTGGTGCATCTGCTGGTTCAACTGCTGACGCTGGATTCCGAAACTTATTGTTCCGTGATATCCCAGTGTTTGCTGACGACCATTGTCCTGACGGAAAAATGTTTTTCATTAATGAGAACTTTATCCAGTTCAGGCATCACAGAAAGAGAAACTTCTCATTTGAACCCTACCAAAAGCCTCTTAATCAAGATGCTAGGGTTGCGAAGATTCTATGGCTTGGAGCATTAACCTGTTCTGCTCCTCGCTACATGGGTATGATATCAGGTTTACCAACTGCTTATTAATAGGAGTATATAAATGGCTACAGCACAATCAGCATCCGACAAAACAACTGTTGGAATGATCACTGAAAAAGACGCTGGTGGGTTTCAGTACACTGCTATCGGAGGTGTACGTATGTACACTGGGCAGGGTGCACCTAATCATGCGTCTGTGAAAGGTTCTATGTACGTTAACACAAGCACAGGCGAATTGTACATCTGTACAGTCGCTAGTGGAACTTGGGTTAAAGTCGGAACGCAATCGTAATAAAAACCGTAAGTGTGGGGTGTTTAAACGCATCCCACTCTTACACAATAAGGGGAAAAAATGACTGGAACAGAAATGATAGATATGCTGGGACTGAGGTTGGAAGACCCTGATCAAGCATCATTTACCAGTGCAACAAAAATTAAGGCAATTAATATTGCCCAACGAACTGTTGTTAATTTAATTGACAACGCATACTTAACAGAATTACAAGTTATTGATGAGCATCCTACTCTTCATGCGACAAATGGCTACACTGAAAACAATTTAGTTGGGGGCAAGGTGCTGTTTACGGGCTCAGGCTCAGGCAAATTTAATATAGACCCAATTAGAGGCGGTGTGATAGCTGTCAAAGTTTTTAAAAGAACAGGGGATGCAGGGAGTTTTACAGAATCTAGTTTGGGGTTTGCAAATATGATAGAACCGCAAGACGCAAAAAGGTTAGAAAACTCTTACCTAGCTGGTTCAGATTCAAATCCCGTAGCATATGTATTTCAAGATGCTGTATACATCGAACCTACTGGTATTGAGGGAGCTATCGATGTTTGGTTTATTAAAAATCCGACTGACGTAGCTGATAACTCAACCGAATGTGAACTGAATATAGCTCTACATGAATCGATACTTGACTTTGCTGAGTCTCAGCTTTGGAAAATGGACAACAAGCCTGATAGAGCTGGCGTAGCTTACACAAATGCAGTTAATCAAGTAAAAGCACTAAATGAGAGATATCAAGTCGAAAAGCCAAAAGGAATTGGTACACAGGGTAGAGCATAATGCTTTGGTCACAGATCGTAGATCGAGCCTGTGTCCCCTTTGAGCCTAATGATGAAGTAAAGGTTAAGGCTAAAAAGTATGGGGAAGAGGCTCAACAAGATTTCGCATACCATACTAGATCATATGAGCGTAGTCGTGGAATCTATATTGATAAAGATGATCGCTCAATTGAACTGCCAGCCGACTTTATTGAAATGGCTGGTTATGTTGAGTTTAGGAATCGTATTCTTAAACTTTATCCTGAACACAAGTTGTTTCCCCGAAGAACATCTTCCAATACGTATCGCACAGGAACTCCCGAATGGTATGAGATAAAGGGTAATAATATGTATTTATACCCCTCACCTTCGAATGTGGGTGTCCTACAATTCTACTATACCGCCACTGTTAATAATCTAGAAGATAGTGCAACTGCTTATAAACGAATTAATTATACAAGCCTAATATCAGGTTATTGGCAAGTAGGTAAACAGGTACAGGGCAGAACTTCTTCAGCAACAGCCACTATTGAAGAAGATATAAACGACAATAACACAGGAACTCTAGTATTATCTAACATATCAGGAACATTTCAAACTAACGAACAAATAGTCCAGCTTGACGAAGAACAGTATATGAACGAACAAGAACAATCCTCTTGGGAAAACTTACTGACAAACTGGGACACGATAGGTTTAGGGGCACGAGCCACAACATCAGGTTTAGCATATGGACATTCGCTGGCTGGAGATAAACCAGCAATTTTACAAGCTTATCATCCAATGTTAATTGATTATATAAAAGCATCTTTGCACGAAGACCAAGGCAGGTATAATGTTGCAGACAGGCATATGGAAAGGTATGTAGCCAACAGACAGCTCGTTAAAGGTCAATACCAAAACCGTCAGCGATATGGTGCTGAACAGGTACAAGATGTATTATGATAATAGAAATACCAATATTCGATGGTGGGTTACTTACTAATGTCGACCCTGAGGATATTCCGCAAAATGCAAGTTCGGATACAGAGAATTTTGACATCGATGTCAAAGGGAAAATTCTCAAAAGAAAAGGACTAGAATCTAAGGGGACATTAAACGGCTCTCACTTAACTCAATTGTTTTATTGGGTAGACAGTAATCTAACTGGAGGAGCAAATTGGATTGGATACGAAGATCAAAGTAATGAGATCGTTAAATTCAATAAAGACTTTTCAAGTAAAACTGTTCTAAAAACTTTTTCATCAAGCCCTCCATCTGATATAAAAATAATTCCAATGGCAAACAGTTTAAGGTTTGCTAATGGGCATGATCAGGATGTAGGATTTTTACAATTTATTAATAGACAATTTTTCTTTAGTGCATATACCTATAATGCACTTAAATACGACTCTGCTAGTCCTACTTACCCAACTACTTGGGAACTTGCTTATGAAGGTTCTGTTGAGGGGTCTTTAGCTACTGGAACATATTATTATAAGATTACCCCAGTCTTTGATGGTGTTCAAGAAGCTCAACATGAAGATCAATTTTTCAAAAAAGGTGTAGCTGGTGGTGACGACGGTATTCATTTTTCTTTAACTGTAGATACCGATGATTTTAACCCACGCATTACTGGTGCAAATGTATATAGACATTTTAGTGCGGATGATACACTAACGCCAACCTATAGGCTGGTTAAATCGATAAATCTAGCCACAAAGTCTACATCTACTGATAAGGAGTCAGGACATAGTAATGCACGTATAGGAAATTTTGTATATATACCTGCTGGAGGTATTTCTGCTAAAATAGCCACAGCATGGGCGTGGGCAGACGCTGAAACTAATGGACTGGTTTATGTGAATGTAGGAGGACAAGACACAGGATTAAAGGGTTATAACGTCAGTGGAAGTGACTCAGATCATTTTACAGATAATTTAATATTTTTAGATCAAAATGTAGCGACAGGTACTAACGTATGGGATGGCGACATTAATATAAAGGCGAGTAGACAAAATGATCAAGGTGGAACAGATGATTATAATAGCGGTGGAGTAACTATGAGTGGGTCATATTACGGACGTAAAGTTGTTTATGACGCACGAACCTCAGACAATTGGGACTTTTCAATTGGTGAAAAAAATGGTTGGAACATTGTAATAGGATCACAAACTCTTGCAATCACAAACAGTATTAGTAGAGTTATTGAGTTAAATGCTGAAAGCACAACCTTGGGTACAGACCAAACCGTTGGAACAATTACAAATGGATATTATTATGAGGCGTTATCAGGCAATCAATATAAGATACATATAACAGATTTAAACTTAATTAATGACCGCACACATCGCCTAACCACCACAAAAAACAAAGTTAATTATAATCATGGAGCATTTGTAAACGGACGTTTCTTTGCTGGAGATGTAACGCTAGACCCTGACAATGAGGCAGAAAAGCACGAAGATTTTATAATTTTCAGTTTGATTAATCAACCTGATATACTTCCCGTATCTAATTTTATTCAAATAAAAGATTCACAGGGTGGTAAAATAATGGCTATGCGTAGCCTGAATGATAATTTAGTTATTTTTATGGAAAGAGGGGTATACCAGCTATTCGCACCTTCAGCAAACCCATCTAGCTTTAGTTTACGTGAGAGCGATGTCAATGTTGGCTGTGTGTCGAGCAATAGTATTGTAGAGGCTGGTCAATATTTATTTTTTGCAGGTACAGATAATATCTACATGACTGGAGCAGGAATGAGTAGTACGCCAGTCTCTACAGCCGTTAAGGATGTATATACAGCCTCTTCTAATCTTAACCAAACAATTGGCGTGTATGATCCAATTAAAAATAGAATATTATTTAGATTTGGGAGTGATGGAACTAAAATATATGCTCTTGATTATTTAAAAATAATTGCTGGTCAGGAATCGTGGAACAAGTTGACATTTGCATCAGCGAAATCAGTTGATCTAATGTCTATAGACGCTGACCTTAAAGTTTACACAACACATAATGAAAGTTAGATATGAAAGATAGTATTGGCGTAACTGGTGAATGGAAAGCTAGAATTGACCGTGCAGATGGCACTGTTGAGGAATTTGGGGAAAAGAACACTATTGAAACAGCGTTTAAACAGAAGATTGTCGATGCGATGGTTGGCAGTGATACAAGCTGGGCAATGGGTGGCAGTTTTCATACAAATGATGGCAGTGGTCAAAGCCCTAATACAAGTAGCTTAACAGTCCCAGCAGTGGGTAAGGGTGGTATTGTTTTAAACACTGGCGGATCGCAATATGTTGGGTCACAAACAACCATAGGATCATCAACCGCAATCACTAATGGATACAAGGCTACCTTTCAAGGAATAGTTAGAGTAACCCAGTCATATACTATTACTGCTATTTATCTAAAGCATTCAAAGGCAAGTGGAAACAATAATAACTATGATCTAGATATTGCTAGTGGCTCTAACTGGTCTAGTACCTCCATTGGTAATGGAGATCAATTAACAATAAGCTGGATTATCCAAGCTGTAAAAGGAAACACCAGTGTTTCATAGGAAGTAATATGGTAGGAACATTTGATTTAAAACTAATAAGACCAAATGAAGGTGTCATAAAAACCGTAGTCCAAAAGAACGATATCGATACATCTAATGTAGGTTTAATGGCTAAAATAATAGGAAACCTTTCAGCCTCCTCAGGGAATGCTGGAATATATCTAAATCCTAATTTTAGTTATAATTCTTATACGAGTAACGAAAGCTCATCTCATGCAGTTGTAGGTCAGGATGGAATTATTGCAACTAGCCCTGTAACTCTAGGATCGTATTCAGGGCAAGGTGGAGAGACTGAGAGCGATACAACTATCTGCTTTAATGTCTCTCAGACAGAAGATGAGGCAACAGCTACTAAGGCACGGTGGAAAGCACAGGTACAATGGATTAACTCAGAGTTTGAGGCAACAATCCCATCTCTAGAGGGTGGCAGTAATTATATAACTGACTTTGAGCTTGGTAGTAGCTTGAGTGCTTATTTAGATGGCTTTGAAATATCTTTTGCTAGTATAACATTAACTGGTAGCGATAGAGTACAGCCAGCTCTTAATGATATAATAGACATAACTTGGACGATAGAAGTGAGCTAATGAATGGCATCAATTTCATTTACGTCACCCACTAGTAGTACAACTTGGGATAAATTAGACACTGTAACTATTAGCTGGAATAAAACTCCAGCCTCAGGTACATGGGGAGATCAGGTTCTTTATTTATACAAAGGATCATCATTTGAACAAACAATTGTCTCTAATTTATCAGGAACGGCTAGTTCTTATAGCTGGACAATTCCCGAAGGATTAGACAGCTCCTCTAGTTATACTATACAGATTCACACCACGCATGATGATGGTGGTGGTGGAAGTCCTTAATGGCTGTCTCGAATGTATCCGCCACCAGTCAGCAGTTTACAATACAAGACCCCCAGTATGTAGTATTTACGTCACCTAATTCAGGATCATATACTTACTTACAAAATATTAGTATTCAGTGGACAAAAAATAATTTTACCGACAATGTAGACCTATATTGGACTTCATCTACTACCTTTTCTACCTCTAACAATATAACAACCAACTTTAATTCTCACCCATTTACATGGGATGTTCCATCTTCCTTAGCTGGCTCTAGTGTTTATATATGGGTAAGAAAAACAGGGGACTCAACTGTTAAGGACAGGAGTGATAGTGCAATATCTATTACTGCTGTAACCATATCCCGTACTATAGCAGAGCCTATTACCGTATCAGATTCAGACCCTACAAAGGCAACAGATAGCTGGAAAATATTAAGGACTTTTGCAGAGCCAATGACAGTATCAGATGCTGATCCAACAAAGACAAGTAGAACATGGAAATATTTAAGGACTTTTGCAGAGCCAATGACAGTAACGGAGGCAGACTCAAAAACGAGCAGATTATGGAAGAAATTTATAACACTAGCAGAGCCAATGACAGTAACAGATTCTTCATCGGCAACAAGTCGTTTGTGGAAAAAGTTTAGGACTTTAGCTGAACCCATGACAGTATCAGAGTCCAATTCAGCTACAAGCAGACTATGGAAGAAGTTTAGAACAATAGAAGAGCCTATAACAGTAACTGAATCAGATTCAGCTCTTACCCGATTATGGATTAAGGTCAGGACAATTGCTGAAACACTTAATCCTATTGATACTGCATCTGAAGGACACCTTCGTTTATTAGATGAGATTCTTGCTGTAACCGATTCTTGGACAAAAACGATTGCAACAAAAGGTTCTGTGTATCAGCTTGATTCTTCTAGCGGTGACGAATCTTTTTCAGCACTATATAAGACTGGTTGGATTATGCCTAATAATCTCGGAAAGAATTCAATAATTAGACGTATAAACATTGATTATTCAAGTGATAGTGCTATTACACTTAAGATTTTTAAGGACGATGATATAGTCACTCCATTTGCAACAAAATCATTTGATTCATCTTCTACAAGCACGCACGGAAGTATTAGGTTAGGTACAAGGGTTAAGTATTTTCTAGTCTCGATTGAGTCCACTCAATCAGCGAATGAAAACGTGCGTATAGAAAGAATTGAAATAGAGGTAGATGATTAATGGCAAATTCGACAGTTTATCACTTAGGCGGTGCTGACGGGGAAAGTTTTTCGACAAAACGGAAAACGGGTTGGATACCTCTAACTGATATGGCACGAAATACAACCATACGACGTTTTAATGCACGTTATAAAAGTCCTGAAACAGTCACCGCCAAGATTTATTCTAATGGGGACGATACAAACTCCCTGTGGGAAGGTTCTTTAAAAGCAAATGATGGGGATAGTGGTGTGAACATTAATGGTGCAGTGTCTAGTACAACAGCAACCTCGATCACAGTCGACAGTAACTCCATCTTTAAAGACGGAGATTGGGTAAAGATTGGAAACGAAATAATGAAAATTGACAATGTGCCCAGTGCAACATCAATAACGGTTGAGAGGGGTGGTAGGGGTACTACCGCATCAACTCATAGCGATGATGCCAATATTCATTATGCTAACTATCCAAATGACTCAATAGCTATTGGAAGAAGGGCAAACAGTATTATGGTGGAGGTATTGACTTCCGCCTCAACGAGTACGAGCTTAGAAATCGGAAAATTGGAGGTAGAAGTAGATGGCAAAGGGTAAACGTAAATATACTACAACACGTAGTGATTTAGACAGGAAACAATCAACAATTAATTTTTCAAACGAAAGTATAAACTCGGATAGCATGGGAATGGGAGACTTTAAGTTCACAAGTTTAACAGCCCACCAAATAGCTCCATCCGATCCAGCTCAAGATGAAGGACGTTTATATGTTCGAGATAAGGATGGAATTTTGTATTACATAACAGCAACAAAGGTAGGTTAATATGTGGGGACAAGCATTGGCAATAGCAGGGGGTCTCGTATCTCCAGCAATAGACGCATTTAGAGGTAGTAGCTCGGCAGAGAAGGCGTATGAAAGGTTCTTAAAGAGTAAAGGAATGTCTGATGCTGACATCAGAAGTCAGGTTAGTCAAACCGCAGGTCTTCAGGCTGATAAAGCTGACTTAGCAAAACAGGGTGTGATGGGCAATTTGCAAGGTCAAGGTCTTGGTAACAGTATTATTGGTGCACAAGCAGGGATGAAGCTGGATATAGAAAAAAATAAAATGATCGATGCAAGAATGAACCAATTGAATAACGCCAACTTGCAGGAAAAAATGCGACGAGATGAGATGTTTGCTAACTATAGATTGGATAGAGATCAAGCAAAAAGGCAGGGACAATCAGATTTTTGGGGAGGAGCTTTAGGCGGAGGTGGCAAACTTTTAACTAGTTGGTTAAGTAAGCAAAACAAAAATTCTACATCCTCAAGTGCAGGTTAGATATGCCTAGACAATTTGGAACACAAAGACTTGCAAAAAACCCTCTTGATGAACTACTTGCGATGCAAGAGAATAGAAAAAAATCCGCCTTACAGCGAGTGCGTCAATTCCCATTTAAAGATGTTTATGAAAAAGATGGTCAGTTTTATGAAAACAAAACAGATAATGAGGGGAATTTTATACAGGCTGAAATATCAAAGGCAACTTATGATGCCTACAATCAGCAGAATCAGATAAATAATACATCAAGGCAAACCTTGGGATTAAGCCCAGTAGAGACTAGTCCAGTTGATCAGGAAGAAGAAAAAGTTGGATTTTT